GTGTAGAAAGTGTGGGTATGCAGTAGTGGGAGTAGAAGGAGAGATGAAGAAAATGAAGATGGATCCACAAGGGCGGGTTGAGGATGAGGAATATGGGAAGTAGTTGGCAGGAGCGAGAGAATGATAGATCGCACTGTGCGTGTTCCACACCGGGTCCGAAGGACGATTCAATTCCTCTTCCACTCACTATTTATCCCTCCACGTTTGATGCATTGAGAAAGAAGCCGCTTGGATACAAGTTAGGGACGTTGAGGTATTGGCAGATACAAGGGCAAGGATATGCAGAGATGTTTAAGGGGTCGCTTACGGCTGGTGGAATTGTGACGGCAGGTGCGGCATGGCTTGGAGTTGGAAAAGCTGGAGCGATTTTATTAGGAATTGGGAGTGTATTCTTCTGGCAAGTGCTGGCTATGGTGTTGGGATGGTTAGCGTGGAAGTATCATGTAGTACAGTCGGCGCAGAAGAATGATGGGATTAATAATCCGATAATTGCAGAGCAGCTTGCGCTGTTGCGCAGAATTGCTGATAGCTTAAGTACAGAATCTTGCCCTCTATGCGATGCCGACGTGCTTGCAGATCCAGCTACGCACTTTCAGAGGCATTCTGTGGGGCAACGAACGAAGTGAGGAATAACTACTCGTGCTTTCTCTAATCATAGACTTCGAGACTACCGGGCTGGACCCGGTACATGATCGGATAGTGGAGATTGGGTGTGTGGTCACAAATTGGAAGATTCTTTACGGCTCGCTTCGCACATACATAAATCCAGAGTGTTATTTTGACAATCCGGTGAACGGGTTGAACTCCAAAATGCTCGCCAATGCACCCACTTTCAGTGAAATCTTACCCTTTTTCTATCCATTAATTCACTTTCCCGATGAATATGTAGCTCACAACTGGCGCTTTGACGGGAATTTCCTCTTTCGGGAGCTTGAGCGAGCCGGGCTACGTATGCCCAAGCGCCAAATTTTTGATACTATGAAAGCTTCTGGAGGGAAATCCTTGCGTGTAGCGTGCGAATATTATGAAATTCCTACACATGATATAAACTGGCACTCTGCGCTTGGCGATGCAATTGCAACTTTTCGCTTGGTTTCGCGCCTCCGGAACTCCGGCTCCGAAGGCGAAGGCTCGTCGGAGGGGGTGACCCTGGCTCCACGGTACAGCGCGCGGTAAGATTATGTTGACACAGGCAAAAAATTTCTGTAGACTCATTCTTAACAAAGGAAAGTGACTTGAAAAGAACGAAATCCGGTCTGGATAGTGCATGGACTGGTAGGAATTTGCCGTCTAGAGACGAGGATATCGACTTTGATTATGACGAGAGTGATCGTAAGGTTATAGTTGTTGGTCTTGGATTGATTATTCTCATTGTTGTGGTTGTTCTTGTTGTTTACTTCATAAGAAATGGAGGTTACTTCAATGGCTAAGTGCTCGATTTCTGTGCAAAAGGTATTCTTCATCGGATTTTGCTTGGAAGCATATCGACAGAGTGCGAAGGCGGCACCAGCAGGTGAATCTATTTCGAGGGACTTGAAAGATGACATTAATAATTTACTTAATATTATAGATTCGGTTAGCAAAGAAGCTGGATTATCTATCTCTGCCCGGCGTGTTCAAGAATTTAGAGTTCGCGTGAGGGAAAATATTACAAATGGAGTCTTTGTCGCACAGGCTTATGTGCTCCGCGAGATTCTTCATGAAGAGTTGAGAGATTTCTGCACTATGCAGCATAAGAGAAAGTAAATGGCAATCGTTCCTTATGATCTAGAGATAGTAAACGCCTTCCTCGCCGGCCGCACTCGTGCGGAAATCGCGGCAGAAAGGGGCGTGACGACTAGCGCTATTGCGGGTGTGCTACACAAGCCGGAAGTGATGGTTGAGATAGAGCGGCGTTTTACGGAAATTGGGAGCCGGGTTGCGACTTTCAAAATTAACGCAATAAATGGTGCTGCTAACGCACTCGATACTCTTATTGGCATTTCTCAGGCTGGCGTGACGGAGGAAATTAAGAGACTTGCATCGCTTGACGTGGTAAAGATTTCCGGTCTTATGCCACGCAAGCGTGTTCTCGTTGAATCGAATAAGATGAATGGGATAGATGAAGATACGAGAGAGTTTATGTTCCAAGTTATGAAGGAAATGCGGTCAGGAGGAAAAGAGAAGGCTATCGAGGATGTCGAGCACAGCCCTATTCTCGGACTTGTCAACACTAATAACGGATAATAACTCCGAGCAGCAGCGACAATTGCTGCGCGCGAAATGCCGGGAGTCTCTCTACTTTTTCTGTAAAGCCGTCCTCGGCTTTCGTGATTTTAATACCTCAGTTCACCTTCCGGCTTGTGAGTTTGTTCAAAATCAAGCCCACCCGCGAAAGTTGCTCATGCTCCCTCGTGCATTTTTCAAATCGCACCTGGCAACGATTGGGTATACAGTGTGGTTGATTATTCAAGAGCCGCGTGATCGCTTTCGCGGTCCTGAAGAGCGTATACTCATTGCGAATGCTACTGCAACTAACGCGGAGCAGTTCCTTTCAAAAATTAAGTCTATTTTTGAAAGGAATGCAGTATTTCAGTGGCTGTTTCCAGAGCTCGTGCCGGATTTCGCATCGAGACAAATTACGTGGAATGTCGGCTCGGCTTCTGTACCCCGCAAAACGGACTATCCGGAGCCGACTTTCTCAACTATCGGCGTCGGTGGCGCAGTCGTCTCTCGTCACTTCACTCGAATTGTGCTTGATGACTTAATTAACGATCAGCATGCAGCGTCACCTGATTTGATGAGGAAGGCAATTGAGTGGTATACCTATGTCGAGTCGCTTCTTGAAGTATCTGGCCGAGATGAGGTTGTTGTTGTTGGGACTCGTTGGTCCTTTAGCGACCTGTATTCGCATATCGAAGAGACGGAAGGCGAACAAAGCGAGAAGAATCCTCTCGGATTCGTGAAACATGTTCGGAGTGCTATCGAGCGGGACCAGCCGATCTTCCCCGAACGCTTCTCTTTCCAGGAGTTAGCGAGGCTCCGGGAGAAGCTCGGAAGCTACATGTTTGGTGCGCTCTATCTGAATCGACCACAGGGCGAGGGGATCAACGACTTTAACACCGATTGGCTCCGTCATTACACGTTCTCGGAGAAGGGGAAGATTGAGCTTGATGATGGTCGGGTCGTTGATCCGCTTTCGTTTGATCGGGTGACCATTGTTGACATTGCAACTAGCCTTCGTCGAGACGCCGACTTCTCTGCGGTGATCGTTGTTGGAGTCGATGAAGCACGCCGAGTGTATCTGCTCGAAGCCTGGCATGGTCGGGTGCAGACTCAAACACTCCTTGATCGTATTCTCACTCTCTCCTCGCGTTGGCGCACTCGTGCTATTTTCTATGAAGATTCTGCTCAGCAGAAGCTTATAGAATATTCCATTAAGCAGCATATGAAAGAAACAGGACAGTTTTTTACAGTGCTGCCGGTGAAGGCGGGGAATAAGCAGACGAAAGAACAGCGTATTAGGCTTATTTCACCTTACTTTCAGTCGGGGAATGTTTTTATACGTGAGTCTATGAATGAGTTTGTAAATGAATATAAAGAATTCCCGCTAGGCAAGCATGATGACTTAATTGATGCCTTTTCCTACTTTCCGCGTTGTGTGCGCTTTATGTATAATGATCCTGAACCAGAGCCGAATAATCGAATTGAGGAAGATTACGATTTTCAGTTAATGCTGCAAGGGCGTTCACGAACAACGGGGTATTGATGATAGTAACGTGGATTTTTATTATCACTCTCAATCTTCCGTCATTTGGAGGGCCTGTAATTTTCACTGGTGGCGCGACGACGTATGAATGGTGTGATAAGCTGCGCGAGAGAGTTATCAAAGAGTGGGTTGGAGACGAGAAGAATATCAAGGGTACTATTACTAGATGTCAGTTGCTAGAGTTGTCAAAGTGATCCCAACATTTTGGGGTAAAATAAAGAATTTTGATAAAAAAGAGTGGAAGGATGATTATAAAAAGGTCAATGAACGACTCGTTCTTCTCGTCGATAAACTGGCGAGTTTTATTAAGAAGGAGTATAACGGGGCGCCTTGCATTATTCATGTTGCCTGGGAAAGAACGGGCCATGAGGAAAATAGTCAACATTATCTTGGCAATGCGGTTGACTTAGACTTTCGTGGAGTGCCTCTACGATGGCAGCTTATGTCCGCTGAGCGGTTTGCGTTTGGCGGTATTGGTGTGTATCCGTTTTGGAATCGACCAGGTTTGCACCTGGATATTCGAGAAGTCGATATAGGAGCGAGATGGTGGAAGGATAAGAGTGGAGAATATAAGAAGTTTAATGATGAACTTTGGCTTGCATTATCGAGGGCAGAATAATGGCATACGAATACGGTTACGATTTTACTCAGCAGCAGTCCCCACAATCTTATGGTCCTTATACAGATTATGTGTCACAACCACAGCAGCAAGGTGGTGGATTTGATTGGAGTAAATTTGGTGCGGCATTGATGGGGGGTTCAAGAGGTGGACAAGAGGCAAGTGATGAGTTGCCAAAGCCACGTCTTGTACAAGGTTCGCAGCCTTTTAATCCACTAATTCCTCAAGAGAGTGGACAGCAGGTGCCATATCAGTCTTTTTCTCCGCAGATGGATCAATTTATGAAGTTTATACAATTCTTGCAGCGCGTTGGTCCAATTCTTTATGGGCAGTAGGTTGATGAATTGGAAGGTAGAAAAGCATGATACAACGCTCGACTAAAAGAAGCCGAATCCTAAATTTAGTGGAGGTTAATAATGGCGAAATCAGTAGGTAGACGCCTTCCTGAGAGAGTATTTAAAAAGGCTGCTCATCTCCAGCGTGTTGAAGGTAAAACACGCGAACAAGCTCTTGGTGCCGCTGCCGGAATGGATCGTTCTGGTCGTTTAACTAACAAAGGTGAATATATTAGAAAGAAGGGAAAGTGAAATGAAAAAGAAGAAGGCTAGTGATATGATGATGACTACGAAAGAGATGAAAGAAGAAAAGATGGATAAAATGTCGAGTAAGGTTATGAAGAAGATGGCCGATGAAATGCACAAAGGAAAAAGAAAGAAGTAAATGGCTCGTTTGAAACGCGAAGAGATGCCGGAAGAGGCTGCTTACAAGCAGCTTGATCCGGAGAGTGAAGGTGTAAAGAAGTTACTTGCTTATCTGTGTGAGGAACATCGACGCTCGTTGTCTGCGCATGAAGATTACTTTAACGATTTAAGAATGTATCGTCGTGCTATTGCAGCAAAACCGGCAGCGAAGATAAAAACCTTTCCGTGGGTAGGTGCAAGCAATTTTATTGCTCCAATTATCCGCATTGCCGGTGATGCTGTGAAGGCCCGCGTTGTAAATACTCTTCTAGGTCCTAAGCCATTTTGGGTTGTTACAACTCCATCTGGAACATTTGCTCCCTATGCAAAGCCTTGGGAAAAGTTTCTGAATTGGAGTTTTGATAACGACCTTGATATGACCGAAACTGCTGAGATGATTGCAGATCAAGTTGTATATCTTGGTAAGTGTCCTGTAAAGATTTTCTGGAATCAAGAAGTAAAGAAAGTTCGAACTTATGATCGAAGGTCGAAGGAAGTCGTTTATTATACAAAGACAGTACGAGATCAGCCTACGATCATGCCAATTCTTTTGGAGAATTGGTTAGAGCCGTGGGGGATTGAGAAGGCGGAAGAGAAACCGTGGAATTCGCATCGAGTGTTTTTGCGCACTGGAGATTTAGCTGAGCGTGAACGATCTGGACTTATTTCAAATAGTGCTAAAGTACGAGAGAGTTGTCTTTCTTACCTTCCTCCGGATATGCAAGAATTAGCAGAACTTCGTAAATTAGCGTGGGCAGACGCGCAGGTTCTTCCGTTTTATGAAACATTTGTACAATTTGATGTAGATAATGATGGCTGGCGTGAGGAACTAGTTGTTCTTTGGAATTATGAATTAGAGACGGTTCTGAGTGTAAGGTACATGTTCTTTCATCATGGGAAACGACCCATAAAGGTTCTGTATTACCTACGTGGAAGTGACAGTCGTTCCTATGCTGATGGACTTGCACAGCTTCTATGGCCAATTCAGGATGCAATGAGTACGTTTATTAACCAGCGTACTGATAACATTACTATTGCGAACACTCGTTATTTCAAAGGTAAAAAGAATTCAGGGATTAAGAAGGGCGAGCAGATTTGGCCGGGTAAGGTTATGCTTATGGAAGATCCACAAAATGATTTAATCGCTGATAAGCTCGGTGATGTTTCTCCTAGTTCATTTACGCATGAATCCATTTTACGTGATTACGGCGAGCGCCTAAGCGGTATTTCTGATCCTCAACTTGGGCGTGAGTTTGATAATCCTCGTGTTGCAGCAACGACTACACTTTCGATTCTTCAAGAAGGTAATCGTCGATTTGATATGGTTATCAAGCTTATGAGGAAGGTATTTGGCGAGATTGGGATACAGGTGAGTCAGTTGTATCAGCAATTTGGCCCGCGTGTTGAGCTTTCAGAGATTTTGTCTCCCGAAGAAGAGTTGTATGTGAGAGAGATTCTTTCTCAATCACCTGAGATGATAGAAAAGAATTTCTTTTTACAAGTCAATGCTTCGTCAGCTTCTATGAACAAAGAAACTGAGCGGCAAGCACTCTTAGCGTTATTTAATCTAATTTCGCAGTTTTATAGCCAGGTTATTGCGGTAGCACAGCAGATTATGATTAATCCACAAGTGCCGGAAGCAATAAAAGACATGATTATCGACATGGCGGATTCGTCCTATCGTACATTGAAGGAGATTATTGCATCGTATGATAAGAGCGATCCCGAAACATTCTTGGTTGATGTTGGTGAAGCACTCAGATTTGTAAAATCTGGCGGTGGCGTTGAGAGTATGGAACAGCAAATTCAACAGGGGCTACAGCAGTTTCAGGAAAGTGCAGGTATTCCCGCGCAACCGGGGGCGACTAATTCTAATGTTGCGCCCAATGTAGCATTTCAGCCAGAGCCGGGCTCTGAAGTTCCTATAGCTGAAGGACAACCAACAGCGCAGGCAATAAGTTAATGCCGACTCTTGAGCAGCGTGAGCGTGTACGCGAATTGCTTCGTAGTGATGGATGGCAGCTTGTTTTGAGAGATATTATTGAGCCGGCGAAGGAGAATTTATGGATCGGATTGAAGAATTTGAAGGCTGCGGAGGCTGAGATTGGTCCAGTCTATGCGGGGCAATTAAGATTTCTTGACAAAGTGCTCGGAGACATAGATGATTATGCAAGAGGAGATGAGCCATGAGTGACGAGCCTGAGAAGCACGAGCCCGAGGAACCGGCTAAGCCGGAGGCACCGAACTTGGATGAGTTTCGCACAAATCTTATGAGCGAGCTTGATACACGTTTGCAGGCTAGAGATAAAGCTATTTTAGAGGGTATGCAGCAGCTTGTAGCTTCCATGCGTGAGCCTGCTAAGCCGGCTGAGCCTGACAAAGCACGAGATGTAGAAATTACTCCACAAGAGTTATATGATAATCCTGGTGCTGCATTAGCTAAGTTTTTTGAACACAAAATGGCGCCACTTCTGGAGAAAGTTAAAGAATCTCCAAAAGATGACGGTGCGACAGTTAATACAATGGTAGAAGTTCAGAAAATGAAGTTGAGGGAGCGGGTTGGAATAGAAGAGTTTACTAAGTATTCTTCTTATTTAGATAAAGTTATTGATCGTACTGATCCAAAAGTTTTGGCAGACACACAGGGCATGGATGCAATTTGGCGACTTACGAAGTCCTATGCAGATGATTTCATTAGTAGTGAGGAGCATAAGCGACAGGAGAAGATTGCTAAGGCACAGCTTGAGAAAGGTGTGGTTACTCCCGCTAAAGAAGCGAAGGTCGAACTTTCTAGCGAAGAACAAGCTGTTGCTGAGAGAATGGGTGTTTCTCCTGAGTTGTATAAAAAATACTCTGGCGTAGAGGAAATTGAGATTGGAGGTAATAAGAAGAAATGAGTAGACCGATGATCGAGTTGATGGACGAAATGCCTGGTGTAGATCAGTTTTATGTAGCTAACAAGGATGATGATTACCATTATGTATGGTTGAACAAAAAGCCAGATAATCTGGAACGCATGAAGATGCTCTATGGCTATGAAGTTGTTGGAGAAAAAGACAAGGCAAATGCCTTGGTTCCACCCAATGCGGTTGGAGAGCGCGTGAATGGAGATGTAATTCTCGCAAGGATTTCCAATGCTCGATATGAGAAGATTCAAAGGCTTCGCAAAGCGAAGGCAGCGGCGCAAATTGAAATTGCGAATGAGCAGTTTAAGCAAGCCGCTACTGATTCTGGACTTCCTGTGGATGAGTCAACTCGTATTACTAGTGAAGTTCTCAGAAAGAAGTAATAAGGGGGTGAAAGTTTAGTGGCAACGCAAACTGTTAGAGCACTCGAAATTGCATACGAGCCTCTACATCAGTGGGAGAATTTTGAGGCTGCGGCTTCAACATTCAGGCTTGGTGCAGTGCTTTCTTTTGATTCCTCCGGAAGATTAACGGAGGCATCTGCAACTGCGGAAACTCCCCTTGTCGGAATTGCGACGAAGGCGGGATCGAATACGGCTGCGAGTGGTACAACGTACTCAAAGTGTACATATGTTCCACTTCTGCCGGGTACGATCATAGAAGGTAACCTCGTTCTTGGAGCGGCTGGTAATTCGACGCTTATTGTTGCGTCACATGTTGGCTTACGTGTTGGCTTAATTAAGCGTACTGCTGAATCGAATGTTCCATGGGCGTTTGATGCCTCGGTTACAGGGACGAATTTGGCCCATATTAGAATCATTGGTGTGAGGGATGCCTCTGGCGATGTTAATGCACGAGTGTATGGAATCGTTCTTGCTTCTCATTCATTTTGGGGTGGATAAGGTAGGGAGGTGAAAAAGTAAATGCCTACTCCTTCAAGCACTGGTGCATTTAGCTCGCTTCTTGCACCAGGACTGCGGAAGGTGTACACCGAAGAACTCCTAGATCGTTCGACGGAGTATGATAAGATTGCTAATATCATCACGTCGAAACGGAATTATGAGGATGACTTGCAGGTGGCACTCCTTGGGACTACGCCGGCAAAGATTCAAGGCGGCCCGACGACATTTGACAATCCTATTCAGGGTAGCTCTGTTCGTTATACACACGTTTCCTATGGACTCGGTTTCCGGGTTACACAGGAGATGTACGCGGATGATCTCTATGGTGTTATGCAGAAGGCATCGAAAGATTTGGCTGGAGCCAATGGCGAAACTGTAGAGACTATATTTTGGTCTTTGTTTAATAATGTAAGCGATGCTACTGTCTTTGCCGGATTTGATGGCTTAGCATTAGCGAGTACGGCTCACACTCTGTTAGGTGGTGGGACGTACGCAAACCGGCCATCAACGGATGTGCAAATCTCCATTACTGGTTTGCAGGCTGCCGTTGAAAGCTTCGAGAAAATGGTTAATGAACGGAATCGTAAGATTCTCGCAAAACCATGGAGAGTCTTAATTCCGGTGGAATTGAAGTGGGCGGCTCGGGAGATTCTTGGGTCGCAGTATAAGCCGTATACGTCAAACAATGAAATTAACTCTCTGATGGATGAAGAGTTAAGTTTCTTTGTTTGTCACTATGCGACGGATACGAATAATTGGGGTTTGCTTGGTCGTAAGCATGATCTTAAGTTCTTCTGGCGTGCAAAGCCGAAGATGGAGAATAGTGATGATTTCTCCACCGGCGATGCGTTGTTCAAGACGTTCTTCCGCTGCGTAGCCGGCTTCGGATCGTGGCGTGAGACTTACTGGTCTTTGCCATAATAAGAACAGGAAAGCGGCGGGTGGATATCTGTTCCCGGCTCGGCATTTTGCAGGAATGCAGAGACGGTGATTTGTTGTTCACCCGCCGCTTTTTAAGGAGGTGAAATAGAGTGGCGAGGGCTGCTGAGGCTCAAGACGGCTACAGCGATTTTGGTGGCGGGCGAAATAAAGCCTGGCTTCGTATTAAAGCACCACAGATAGATACAGCCGGAACAGGACTCTCGGATAAGCCTAGCGGTCTTGTTCTTGAAGCTGTTACAAATGCTGGTGTTGTCACAACTTATTGGCTCTGGATAGATGCGAATGGAATGTTGCATTCATCTACTTCCGAGCCAACGGATCAGGATGAAACTACTACGTTTATGGGTCCGAAGAATATTCGGACAGGAACGGTTTACCTGAATCCGGGTACACTGGCTTCGCGTAGTACGATACAGATTTCTACAATCATTTCGGGTGTTGCATCCGGCGATCTTGTGATTCTAGAGACGCCGACATTTACAACTGGTGTTTCTGTCACTGGTTGGATCATTCAGAACATAGCAAGTATAGTTTCGACTAATGAGATTAAGGTTAAGTTTATAAATGTCAATGACACTGGAGGTTCTGTTGTAATCGGCAATGAAGCGTTCAAGTATACTTGGTTTGACTTAACGTAGAAATGAATCTTTATACTCGGCAGAATCATATACCGATTCTGCCGAGTAGTACCTACCGATGGAGCGATTATGGAATGGATACTTGCGATAGCATTGTTTTGTTCCCCACTGGTGGGGTTATATGCGCCTAAGAAACCGGATGGGTGGACTACTTACAGAGATAGGGTTTTAATTATATGGGCAATCAGCTTGATTGGATGGATATTAGTTTATCAGACGCCTTTTGGAATCATCTTCGCGCTACTTGCATGGAGGTACAAGGGCAGTTCGGATTTGCACGGAATAGTTATTTGGGGGTTCATATTTGGGATTTGGATGATTGTGCAGTTGTTAAGCCTCGATCAGTACAGGGTAATTATTGTAGCAATTTTATTGGCGACGACGGGGCAATGTTTGCTTGGTATTGTGGATTTTACGGTTTTTCTTTGGAAGAAAACTGCTAATGGGAGTGCGGATCATCTTGTGTTCGGAACGATGGGGAATAGGACATATTACGGTGCGTACTTGGCGATTGTCTCTCCACTTGCAGCACATGAGGGATTGTGGTGGCTTCTAATTCTATTAGGAATTGGGGTAGTTGCTTCAATGTCCCGCATGGCGATACCAGCGTATGTGATAGGCGTTGGTATTGCGTGGCCTACGACGCTTTATGTCAGTGTGCCGATCCTCGGTTTGCTGTGGGTAATAGTGTGGAAAAGATTGGTATACTCAGCAATAGCAGACGGGGTGAGAGCAAGAGTGCTGGTTTTACGATTACTGATTCATTATACTCTAAAGTGGCCTTACTGGCTGATTGGACATGGTTATAATACATTCCATAAGACTATTTTCTCGTGGTGTACAGATCATGGAACGCTGGAGGGTTATGCTCATGCTCATAATGATACGGCTCAGGTTTTTTATGAGTATGGGTTATTTGGTATCGTTGCCGTTAGCTTACTTGCTTTACAAGTCTATCCTAATATGGCAATTGGATCAACGCTTACCGGGAGTGTAGCGGCGATGTTTATTGTGTCTTTGACATCCTTTCCAAATCATATTGCTCCTGTTGGAGTAACAGTTGCAGTAATTGTTTCAATGCTCTCAAAGGTAAGCTTATGAGGATTTTGAAGGATATATGGGATGGAATAGCGCCATTCAACTTGTTAGAGCCGGTTTATAGACATGATATTCGAGTGATGATGGATTCCAATGGCGATATTAGAGTGTTTATAGAAAATCCTCCGTCCAGAGAGGTGGTAGTGGATATTTGTAATACTTTAGTGAAAGCAGCGCATTTAGTTGCAATGAAACATCAAATAAGAATGATAATCGAACCGCCGGGGCCTAAGAAAGAGGGGGTAGATTAATGGCTGTTTCTAATGTAACATTAGGGTATCCTTCTGGTGCTAAGTTATTTCAAGATACGAGTAGTGCAAATAGTGGCGTTGCTGTGCAGGCTTCATCTACAACGATTTATGAAATTGAAATTGATAATACCGCAAATGCAGCAGAGGATAACTATGTAAAGTTCTATAATACTGCTGGTGCTGTGACAGTTGGTACAACTGTCCCTGACATGGTAATTGAGGTGCGGCAGGGTGTTAGTAGAACTGTTGTAATTCCTAGTGGCTTAGTTTATGAAACAGGTGTTGCTGTTGCAACAGTTACCACTGGTGGTACAGGTGGTACGACGAGCCCCGGGTCTGCTGTTATCGTTCGGATAGTTTACGCATAAATGCCTAGTCAGAATGGTTGGAAGGCTTGGGTAATCGGTATACTCGGTCTTATTCTGTTATCATTTATGACTATCTTTGCAGGTTCGCACTTAGATGAAGTTAAAGATGTAAAGTCGAAAGCGAATCATAATACGGAGTCTATAGTTGCTATGCAAGAGAAGTTGCGAGCAATTGATGAGAAAACTAGTGATATTAAGAAGCAGGTAGATGCAATTCGTGATCTCTTGATTGGAGGAAAGCGTGTTAATTAAATCGCTTATTGTTTTTTTCTCTCTATTCATATCCGGGTGTGTTACAGCTAAGACGATAGATGCTTTAGCAAAGGATAATGCTTCTATCTGTATAAAAGCTGACGCATTTATTTACGGAAAGATCATAATGTGTCGTTCTAATCATGATGGTGCTGCAATGGGTATTGATAAGGATGGGAATTTAATGATTCAGCATACTCCAAAGTGAGGATTTAGTATGGCGAATAACTTATCACAGAAGCCTTGGCGTATAGATACAGTAGCGACTACGGGTGTACAAGTTGCCGGGCGAGTTAAGGTAAGAAATATTCAGTGGGCAAGTGCAGCAACAGC